GTGTGTTGCTGCCGTGTCCGCAAATCGTGATATCTTTCTCCGTCACTGATTTTCGCCCTCCTTCGCGTCGTGCTGGGCCTTGGCGATGCTGACCACGGCGCCGCAGAGGACGTCAAGGGCGATGAAAGTTTGTTGGATCTGCTCCGCCGCGGGCAGGCCCCAGATGTTGAAAAAGGTAGAGACAAATGTCCCAATCGGCAGCACCAGCAGCGCGCACAGCTTCAAGGCGTCATATACTTTATCACTCACTTTTAACTTCCCTCCCGAATTCGTGCTTTTCCAAAAGGTGCTTATATGTGTCCCGGATGTGCTCCGAGGCGATGGTAGTATAACTGTTACGGAACTCTGGATGATTTTTACAGAAGTCCTCGTAGGTGTCGATGTCGTCCATCTGCTGGCGGAAATACTCTTTACTGTGCTGGACTCCGTTGAGCAGCTCATCATCGAACCGGAGGATGTGGGTGCGGGCAAGCACCGCAGAGTTGCTGCCCACCTTCTCCGCCAAAGCGGCCACTTGTGCGGAGATGGACTGCAGCTCCTTCTTTGTGCCGTCATTCCGGTTGATCAGGAACTGTATCAGCGTCCAAAAACCAGATGAGGCGAAAATAGCTACGACAATGGTTGTTATACTTTCCCGCACTTTTCTGTCCTCCTCGGGTGCCTTTAATCTGCGTTCTCAGCCAGCCAGCGTTCGGTTGCGTTCTTCCACAGCCGCGGCACGTCCTCGAGCTTCCAGGGCTCACCGGTCCTGGCGTTGATTTCTCCACTCAGGATCTTAGTTCCATAAAATCTCCCCATGATCTCAGCCCTCCACCATATCAGACATTGCCAGACCCAGGTCTTCGATGGCCCCGTCCTGGACCGCCTGTGACTCCTCCAGTGCATCCACCCTCAGCTCCAGCTCGGTCTTCTCTCTCAGGGAGATGACCACCAGCACCTTGCCGTCCTCGGTGTCCTGCCTGCTGGGCGCCGCATTGAGAACCAGATTCTCATAGATTCCATGCGGCTCGTCCTCCGGATCCGTGGAAAACTCCACATGAGCGAGGTTCTCCGGCGTGAACTTCGCGCAGACCGCCAGGGCCGCCGCCTCGTCCTCGGCGATGTGCTCGATGTGGTCGAGGCTTGCGCTGTCCTCGATCAGGAACTGGGTGTCGTCAGCGAGTTTTATATAGGACATAAGCTCCTCCCTTCTTATGCATACTTTCTGTATGCGCTCCTTACGTTTTCTTTCTCAATGAACACGTACCGCATGGTGGTGTTCACGTTTTCGTGGCCGAGGATGTGCGCGACTTCCTGCAGCGCCATCCCGTGATTGATAAGGTTGGTGGCCAGCGTCCGCCGGAAGCGGTGCGGGTGTACGTTCTCTACCCCGGCCTTCTCCCCGATGCGGTGGAGCATGACGCGGACCCCGTCCGGCGACAGCCTGCGGGACTTCCGCCCCACGAAGAGCGCCGGCAGCGTGTCCTTCCGTTTCTCCAGGTATCTGGTCAGCAGAAGCGCCGTGACGCGATCAATGTAGACGGTCCGCTCCTTGTTGCCCTTGCCATGCACCACGCATTCCAGCCGCTGGAAGTCGATGCTGTCGCGGTCCAGACCGCAGACCTCGCTGATCCGGCATCCGGTGGCCAGGAGGAAATGCATGAGGGCCTTGTCCCGCGGACTGTCGCAGGCTTCCTTCAGCTTCTCGAGGTCCACGGCTGTCAGTGGCTTCCGCAGCTTCTTCGCGCACTTCACACTCGGCACATTCGCGGCAGGGTTGCTGCCGATCAGACCTTCCTTGTGGAGCCACTGGAAAAAGGAGCTGTAGATCGCCCTGGTGCCCTCGATTGTGTTGTCCGAAAGGCCCTTCGTCTTCATGGCCATCAGGTCCCGCCGGATGTGGAATACTGTGATGTTCTTCACCGGGACCCCGGCCTGCTTCAGGAACCGGGTGATCATGTAACGATATCTAAGGATTGTCTTCGGGGAGCACCCGGCGATTTCCTTCGCCTGGAGGAATGCCTCCAGGAAGTCCTCCGCCTCTGCCCCGCCGTCGGTTTCCTTCCGGACCAGCTCGTACCGCCCCAGCTCCTCGGTGATGAGGCCCAGGACCTCCTCGAGTGTCCCGGCGGTCAGCTTATCCTTGAGCCCGGATTCCAGATTCTTCAAAACGACCTGTCTGTCTTCAACTGCCATACCAGCGCCCTCCCTTCATCTTATAGACTAATTATAGTCTATATCGGCTTCTTTGTATAGACTCTATAAAGTCTTGACATTGAAGCCCGCAGAAGGTATCATGCGATCAGGGAGGTAAGCGTATGATAAAGTTTGTCGACATCCTCGGTCTCCTGAAGGAGCACGGCTGGAGCACCTACCGGCTGCAGAAAGAGCGGGTCATTCCGAACGGGGTGATCATCCGGATCCGGGCCGGGAAGCCCATTACCACGGAAACCGTCAACACGATCTGCCGCCTGTGCCAGTGCCAGCCCGGCGACCTGATGTCCTATGTGGAGGAGCAGGAGTGATCCTGCTCCTTCTTTTTTACTTGACTGCAAACTGCAAAATCGGCGCTGAAAGTCCGGGAACCCGCATAAATCCTGGACTTTTTAACTTGCCTGCAACTTGCTGCTGCAATCTGAAATCCATAAAATGGCTCTCTCCGTTTATATTCCGCCGTATACAACTTCCTGCATCGCCTCAAACATGAAACGGCACTCATAGAGATATGGGCACTTTTTGCACTTTTCGTCCGACATGACAAGCCCATGATTTTCGGACTCTTTTTTACACTCTTCTTTTTCCATTTTCTTCCTTTTTGAAATCCGTTAAATGACTCTTTACCAAAGATAGAAAGAACCTTGGGGCAAATTGACGGAACGGCGTTTACCTATCACACACTCACAACCCCAATGAAAAATTATTTACAGCGTGAAATCGTTGGATGCTGTACTGGTGGACAGCACGGGGACGCTGTGATACTGAACATCATTCCCGAGTCTAGTACAAGTATCCGGGTGTCGTGGAGTAAGGTTTTAACTAGCAGTGGCACAGTTGGCGTGACTTTCGTGTACTACTGAGCCTCAGATAATGACTCTTACATATAGAACGCCTTAAATATTTGCGACCCGGTTAAACACTCTCAATGCTAGCCGTCCGAATAAAAAGAAAGGTAACACTGAATTGTGCATTACTGATTTCTGACGAACTCACATTTCTGATTGTACAAAGATCACCGGATACTTGAGCTGTCGCAATCATTGCGCGCAGTACGCCATTTGCACTACCAGTAGTTATTTGCCGAATTCCAAGCGGGGCGTATCCGGTCGGTATACTGTATCCGACATCGTTACCACGGATTGTGATGTTGGAATTAGCGGCGACAGTATAGCGGAAAGTGTAAGACTGATATTTGACTAATCCGGTTAATGAGTCATTTAACGACTTTACGTTCGCCGCGATCGTGCCGCTGATGTTGGGGTTCGCCTGCCGAGCATCCATCACTCTGCCGGCCACCGTGGTCGTGTTGTCGTTGACCGGAGCCTGCCAGGTGCCGTCACCCCGCAGGTAGTAGGTGTTCCGCCCCGCTGCCGGAGCAGGCACCAGGCCCTTCTTGCCTGCTGCGCTGGCGGAAGCGCCGGTAAAGGTCTTCACGATGTCCGTGCAGAACTTCAAGATCTTCCCGCCGATGACCCGCAGCGGATCGTTCGCGGCCGGTACCGGATACTCGGTGGTGATCTCGTCAAAGGTGGAAATGACCACGTCGGAGCCGTCACCGCCGTCGGCCGTCAGCTTCGTCGCTACCGTGGCGTTTGTCTCGCTGAGGTCGCTGGCCAGGGCGTAGGCGCTGGGGCTTGCGGCAATGGAGATGTTCTGTGTGTTGGCCACAGTGACGAACCAGTCCATGGTGATGGTGGAAGGCTGGAGCTCATCGTACTCCGGCAGGTAGTCGGCGGCGTCCTCGTCCGCGATGGCGATGGCATAAAGCACCGCGGTCTCGTTTCCGATCTGGGCGTAGACACCGACCTCCCGGACATAGTAGCCCACGGTCAGCGGGGTGCCGTCCGGGTTCACGTTGGAGATGATGTACTTCAGCTGGACGACCTGCTCCTCCGTGACCTTCTTGGCACTCAGCGGGAAGAACTGCTTCTGGCTCTTCAGGGCCGTCTTGGCGGCCAGGCTCTCACCCGTTGAGTAGTGGCCGTCTCCGGTCGCGATGCCGGTGAAGGTAAGGTGGAGGGAATCGTCGTCCATCATCCGGCGGGCAAGGACCACGCCCGCGTCTGTCAGTGTTGCTCTTGAGTACTGTGCCATTCTTACGCCTCCAGATTGTATAAGCTTACTACCACGGAGCGGATGTTATGCACCGCCGCCGCGCCTGTGTACCTGGTGATCATGACGGGCCGCTTCACGATGACCTGCCGCAGGTGGGCCGTCAGCGCCTTCGCGTTCTCAACCGTCTTCACGAACTGCTCGAAGGCCTCCGGGGTCAGGGAGATGTCCGCCGTTACCTCGATATCGAACTCTCCCGGGTTTCCGTCGCCCTCCGGGAAGTCGAACCATTCGATGATCTCGCTCTCGCCGAAGGCCGCGGTGACTACCTCCTGGACCGCCGACGGGGTCCCGGCTTTCTGATAGATCCGGCCGGAATCCCGGATGATGGACCGCTTCTTATTGGGAGCCGCCTCCTCGTCGTAGAACATGGTCCGCTTTTCCACGGCCATGTAGTCGAGGATGTCATCGCCCTGCCCGTTCAGGGAGCCGTACATCTTGGCTTTCTCCTGGTACCTGGTCAGCTTCGCCGCGGCCATCTTCAGCGCGTAGGAAAACGCGATCCAATCCGGGTCCTCTTTGAAGTTTGCCGGAAGCAGGTCCAGCATTTCGCCGCCGTTGCTGACTTTAATCATCCTCAAGCCCTCCATAGGTGATCGTCTGGCTCTGGCACACCGCAACAGATTCGTTATTGATCACGGTATAGCCGGGAGAAGCGATCACAACGCGCTTTGCGCCCGCTGCCTTGATCCGCTGGATCAGCTCGTCCGGGTTGATGTCCCGGCCGATCTTCGACTTCTGCCAGAGGATGTAGTCGGCGACCGCGTCGTTCACCAGGGACTGCACCTTGCCCGCCTTGCTCTTGTCGCTCTCGCTGATGTAGTAAATCAGGTTCAGGCTGTAGTTCACTGCGGTGGGCGCCAGTGCGGTGATGTGGTCGTTCATCTTCCGGATCTCGTTGTCCTCCAGGTACTCTTCCAGGGAGGACAGGAACTCCGCGCCGGGAAGCTCTCCGCCGGTAAGGAGCACCCGGATTTCGCCCTCGCAGAGCTCCGGGGTGCTGACCTTAACGTCAATGATGTTGGAATCGAACTGCCTGGTCCAGTACTCGTAGCCGCCCTTGGATCCGGCGTCCGTGTAGCTGTCCGGGGAGAGGAAGATCCGGTTTCGGAGGGACTCATCTGACTCGAGGTCCTGGCCGCCCTCGGACTCCGTGATGTTCTCCACGCTGTCGATGTAGGGGACGATGTCCATCATGTGGGAGAGCTCACCGATGGCGTATCCGTTGCCGCTGGTTCCCTCCGCCGTGCAGGTGGCCCTGACGTCCACGTAGAGGCCCCCTACGGGGATTTCAGTGTACTCGTCCGTTGCGAAGTACACCCCGTCGCCAGCGGTCACTCTGGAGCCTTCTGGGATGCCTGTGGCGGATGTCCGGGCGCTCTCCATCGAGAACCGCAGTGTGGTTGTCGCCCCGGTTGCCTCGTTCCGGGAAATGCGGGAAGCGGCGCCGAGGTTCTCCAGGAAGTCGCCCTGGGAGTACTTCAGCATGTTCATCTTCCCGGCGAAGTCGGTCAGCTCATACAGGTGGTACATATAGTAGGCAGCTGCCATCAGCAGGAGCTTCCTGTCGTCCGCCTCTCCGAGCACGATGGTCTGGCCGGTGACGTCCTTCCGCTTCTCCAGGAACCAGGCAAGCATGTCGGTGTTCAGCTGTTCCAGCGTATAGTCATCAATAAAGCTGATATCTGGATAGTCTTCCAGTGCCTTGATGGTTGTGCTCATTATGGTCTCTCCTGCTCTATCACTGCTCTGATCGTCCCGCTGTCCGGATCCTCCTCGAACGTGCAGGACGTGATTACTACGCGCGGCTCATACTTCTGCGTCTGGCTTACGACCTCGACGGCAAACTCATTCTCCCCGTCCGGCGTCGCCTGGCTCAACAGGTCCCACGACAGCCCCAGGTCCCTGGCGAGAGGGAAGGAACCCCGCGGGATGTTGTACAGGTTTTTCTGGCACCGGATGATGTCCTTCATCTCCTCAGAGGTCTCGTCCGTTGAAAAAACCAGGTCCATCATCAGTTGTACTCCTTCATGCTCACGTCAACCTTGATCGAGAAAATCTTACCTTTCGAGAGGACTGTCTCGAAGTCGGTGCCGACTTTCGTCAGCATGGCCTTCTGCAGCACCACCCGGCCGCCGATCACCAGCGGGGCGTACACCCCGGACTGCATGGCGTCAAGCAGGAGCCGCATGACGCTGGCTGGTTTCTTGTAATGCAAGGCGTTGATTTCCATCGTGAAGCTGACTTCCTCGAGATTCGGGGCCACGAACTGCAGCTTCGGCTTTCCGACGATGACGCTGTGCTCCTGCACCTGGACATCAGCGCTGTGCTGCATATCCTGGAAGGTCAGCATCTTCCTCTTGCTCGTCCGGAAAGAGAGGATCTGGCCCCATCTGCCAATCTGCGACATACTTTACCCTCCTAGCGCCTCGATTCTTCTCTTCAGGCCCGGGATTTCCGTATCCCTGATGCCGATCAGCTGGGAGACGGAAATGCTTCCCGCGGCGGCGGAGAAGGTGATGTCCCCGCCGTTCGAGGCGATCGACGTCCCCGGAGCTTCTCCTTCCTGGGCGAAGGCACCCAGCACGATTCCGACCTCGGAGCCGTTGGAGAGATGCACCACCAGGACCGCGTCGTCCTTCTGCAGCTTCTGTCCGACCCCGAAGGGAAGGAAGACCGGCATCTTCGATGTGGCGGCCGTGGCGTCCCGGTCCGGATAGACCACGGAGGCCATGCCCGCGCCGGCGTCAAAGGAGCTGATGTAGCCCATGCGGATCACGTCATCGCTTGCCATGCTTTTCCTCCTTACAGTCTTCCCCAGACCTTGTAGCCGCTGATCGTCATTCTGTGGCCGCTCCTGGACAGCGTGTGCGTCACGGAGGAGCAGTAATACTTCCCGTCCAGCCGCCCCAGGCCGCTCAACATGAAGTTGTCCGTGGCGTACATAGTGACGTTCGCCATGGCCGTGAAGGTCACCGTGCAGCCCTTCTCGTTCGCCTGGTTGAGCTTGGCAATGGCGATGCGCTGTGCCTCCGCCTCGTCCTCCACATGCTGGTTCAGTCGGAGGATCCGGGCGCCGTCGGAGCAGTCACCGACCTGGACGGTCAGCGTCTTCTCCGCGCCGGTGTTCTTCTTCTTGCTCGGATTCGTGTAAGAGAGGATCGCCCCGGTGTAGGTGCCGTTCAGCGTGTTGTTCCAGGTGAGGGACCCGCCCTCGATGTCGGCGATGCCAAACCCGGCCTTCGCCGGTCTGGGCTCGTAGACGTGCTTGTCGAAGACCACCATGCCCTTCTTGTAGAGCTTCAGGTAGCACCCCTGCTTCTCGCAGAGATCCTTCAGGAAGGTGGCGTCCGACTTGTTGCTCTGCTCGACCTTCGCGATGTTCGGCTCCGCGGCGGACCAGTAGAGATTCTCCGGCGGCATTCCGTAGATTGCCATCTTCTCCAGCACGATCTGCTTCAGCGTGACGTTCTCCCAGGTCTTGGACTTGAGCTCCGTCTGGATGTCCGACTCCGCGAGGATCGCCACGCCCTTGATGGTGCAGGTCCACGGCGGGCCGGAGTAACTGAGATCGTCCACGGTGAAGTTGCCGCAGTGGTACTTCAGCTTCTCGCCCTCCGCGTTCCAGTCCATGAAATAGAGGGACACGTCCAGATCGTGGCCTTTCTCCGGGATCCACTCTTTCATCATCCAGGCGGCGTTCGCGTCGGAGAAGGCCAGAGTGATCTCGTCCACCCGGCCCTGGTCGTTGTCTGTGTAGGACAGGGACTCCAGCCGCTCGGTGAGGCCGACCTCCGCGCCGTCGTAGAGGACCTCCGGGACAACTCTTCTGGCCTTCTTCGAGGCCATGTCCGGGGTGCCTTCCGGCAGGGAGATGATGTTTCCGGCCTTGGCGTTCTGGATCTGGGAGGCTTCATCGCGCCGCTCTCCGGCAAGCTGTTTCGCTCTTGCGTTCCGCTTTACAATCGTTGCCATCCTGCCCTCACCTTCAGCTGTTCAGCGCCGCCCGCCAGACGGGCGCGTCGGAGGCGACCTCGGCGTCCGTCACTGTGCTGACCTCCGGGACTGTCAGCGTGATCCCGCCCGGGAAGACCAGGTAGTCCACGTAGGCGAGGTTCGCTTTCATCAGCTTGTCCGCCCACATCTCACGCCCGTACACCTTAAAGGCGATCATGTCCCAGGTGTCTCCTGAAATAGTCGTGTATGTCATGTGTCACCTCAGTATGCAAGCCGTGCCTGGTCCCGCTGGAACCTCTGCGCGTAACTGAGCCACTCGTCATAGGTGGACCGCATCGCGCCCCGGATAGTCCGCTCATCGGCGTTCCCCTGAATCGTGATGCTGATACTCGGCGCGTAGGCCGGAGCGGATCCGGAATCAGCGCCCAGCATTCTGCCGGTCTGCCGGAACAGCTCCTCCGCCCTTGCGGAGTGGTCGATCGGGATGATCGCCTCCGGGTATCCGGCCTCAGCGACCTCGGTAACGATCGGGCTGCTGTAGATACCGCCGCGGGCGTTGTGGCCGATGTTTCCGGCGTTACTGAGACGGCGCTTCGCGCCTTCCGAGTAGCTCAGGTTGACGCTTCCTACCGTGGCGTTCAGCTTGACGTTGACCGGAATGTCCAGCCCGCCGGAGACCTTCTCCAGCAGCTTCGTTTTGAACAGCTCCACCGCGCTGTCCGCCGCTCCTGGCACGTCTTTCTCCGCGCCTGCCTTGGCTCCCTCGGCGAATTTCTTGCTTGCGCTTTCACCCGCTGCTTTCTGCTCGGCCTCTTTTTCGGTCTGCTTTTTCCGGATCGCCTCTGTAAGTGCCTCCGGGACCTGCGCGCCTTCTTCCTGCGCTTTTCTGAGCAGCTCCATGAGCTCAGGCGTTCTGGTGATCACTTCCGCGGCGGTGTCGAAATAGCCCGCGTCGCCGACGGCCAGCCGGAGCATATCCGCAAGGGACGCACCCTTCATGATGTCCTCGGGGACGTCTTCTCCAAGAGAGATCATCTCGTCACGGATTGCCCTGAGGTCTTCGAGGCGGTCCTTCGCGTTGTCGTAGTACTCTTTCAGACCTTCATAGTCTTCAGCGCCGAAGTAAGACCTTGCTACGCCCTGGCTTGTGGTCCTGGTTTCCATCAGGATCTCGGACAGGAGCTCCCCGGCGGACCGGCTTCCGCTTTCGGTCTCAATCCTGCGCCTGGCGCTGTTACTGAGCTTCTCAGCAACGGCTTCGTACCCGCCGGCAATCCGATCAGCGCCATAGGCGTTGTCCAGGACGTCCGTGGCGACAAGGTTTGCCCGGCCTCTGACGCCCCAAGCGTTCTGCCGGTACGCAGTAATGGCCGCGTCGGTTCTTTCGTCGTACTCTTCGCCGCTGATCAGCCCCCGGTCCAGCAGTCTTCTGTTCGCGGCCATGACCTCGGCCTGCGCTTCGTCAAGTCCGGCCAGCTGATTGGCCTGCTCCTCGTCCAGAACGCTGAAGAGGTTGAACAGGGAGTCGCTGTTCAGGTCGTTGTAGTCGAGCTTGCCCTTCGCGACGTCAATCTTGGCCTGGCTGCGGGAATTCAGAATCTCGTTATTCAGCTCCACCATCTGCTGGCGGAGCTCTTCGATCTTCTCAGCCTCGAACGGCTCGATGATGCCGTCCGCCATTGCGTCCTTGTAGGCTTTGCCGAGTTCCTCTCCAAGGCCTTCCGCCTCGGAACGGAGCTCATCGTTCAGCCTGGTAAACGCTGCGGAATACTGCTGTCCTCTCTCGTCACCGAACAGGACCTTAGAACTAAGGTTAAGAGAGAGCCGGTGCTCACTCAGCGCCGATTCGGTCTGCTTGATCAGGGATTCAATGGAATCACCAAGGGCCTGCTTATCCAGTTCGTCCAGCTCAAGTCCGGCGCCCACGCGCATCGTGATCTTCCGGATGGCGTCGCTGGACTCTTCGAGCTCTTTCCCTATGCCGTCCAGGTCCTTAAGGCTGCTGAGAGCGGCGCTCATGCGCTCCACGTCCTTCTCGCCAACGATCTGGCGGGCAACGGTCCGGAGTTCCTTGGAATTGAGAGCAATCGTCCCGAGGTGCTTTGCGAAGCTGTCGTTTGCCAGCTGCTTGTTAACCTTCTTAACGTGGAGGTCAAACGCTACCAAGGCCGCCACCGTGCCGCCTACAGCGAGGCTGGTAGCCGCGAGGGGTGTAAGCAGGGCCCCGAGGCCCATGCCCCACCTTCCGGCCATGGTCGCAAGAGCATCCAACGCCTTTACGCCCTGCCAGGCAGTGTGGAAAGTCGTGATAGCGGTAGCGATTCCCAACAGGGCGCCGCCGACAACATCATGGTTTTTGATAACCCAGTTGCCCGCGTCCATGAGACTGCCGGCAAAGGCCGCAACGCCTTCCGCGGACTCTTTCATTTCTCGGCGGAAGGTCGGGTACCACTCGTCGATCCTGTCTGAAACATTCTCAGAGAACCAGTAAACGGCCTCAGTGGCCATCTGGGCCGCATCTCTAAGCGGCTCCGCGAAGCCCTTATAGGCACGGATCCCGGAGTCCTGCAAAGCGCTCTGCAAGATCTTCAAATCACCCCACAGATTGTCCATGCGGCGGGCTGCCATCTTCTCAAGGGCGCCGTCGGCATTCATGAGGTTGTTGTATAGGCTGTCCCACTCAGTGCTTCCGTCCGCCAGGACATGGTTCAGACCGGACATGACGTCCGTCAGGGCTTCGGCCTGCCGTTTTCCGCCCAGCATCGAGAAAGCCTGGTTCCGTTCCTCATCGGACAGGTCCTTCGTGGCGTCGTTCAGCTCCACAAAGATCTGTTTCAGGCCCTTGAAGTTGCCCTGCTCGTCAAAAG